ATTAGGAAGATTATGACAATTAACGAAAGAGTGCTTGCTGCTATGAAAACGTCTTACGCGAAGTACGGTTTCAAGAAGGATGAACTCTCTAAATTGGCACAAGTCATCGTAAAAGGCGCGAACCTCACAGACGATAGCAAAGACGAGGATATTACTTCCGCTGTCAGCGCAAACGAGGGTTACGCACAAGTGATGCAATCAGTTTACAACCGTGGCGTGTCAGAGACAAATGACAAGTATAAGGACTATATCCCGAAGCCAAAGCCTACCGAGCCTATACCTCCTACGGAGCCGAAGCCGGATGACAACAAGCCAACATTCACGCTTGATGATGTGAAAAAGCTTGTAGCTGACGGCGTGGCAGCAGGGTTAAAACCTTACAAGGAGCGCGAGGAAAAGCAGAGGTTACAAAGTGTTCTTGCGAGCAACGCTAAACTGAAAGACGTTCCTAAGAAATTTGTTGAGCGTTACCATCTTGACAAGGAAGAGGACTCCGACGCAGTTGCTGACAGTATCGTCAATGACTGGACGGAACTCAAACAAGGCCTCGTACAGAGCGGTCAGTTCGTAGCTGCACCAAAGAAAGGCGAGGAAGGAAGTGGAGACGAGGACTTCCGCAAGATGATGGAGGAAAGCGCAAAGCGCATACAGGAACAGCAGAAAGACAACGCTGTTGCAACTGAACCTCAGAAGTAAAAATTCTCGTCATAGTTCAACAAAAACAAAAGAAAAAATATGGCACAGAAACAAGGTATGTTCTTCCACAAGAGCGTCGCAACTAACATTAAGGAAGGTGCATGGTGGGAGGAGCATTGCGTTCGCAGACAGGGCGGTTATGACCTTGACAAGTCTAATCTCCCAGATAGTTTCCGTTGGCTCGCCAAGGGCACAGTGCTGAAATTTGACAACGCTACAGGTAAGGCTGTTGTTGTGAAGTCGGCAAAAGTTGCCGAGACGGCATCTTCGGGAGCAACATCTATCAAGGTTTACGACACCGGAGTATTAAAGGTTGGCGATATTCTTAGCGGAAACAAGATTACTGCTATCGCATCGGCAGACGGAGTGGCAACATTAACGGTAGCTGCAACGAAAGCAACTATCAACGCTGGCGATGTCATTACAGATTACGACAAGGCTAAAGACACACTGCTTGGTCTTGCCTATGAGACTAATGACCTTCGTGACAACGACAACCCATTCGTCACTCCTACACTCGAAGCTGTAGAGATTGAAACGGACACACTTCCTATCCCCGTAAACGCAGACATCATTGAAGGTTTGAATAAACCGGGCTACGGCAAGCATCTGTTCCGCATCAAGTAAGTTATACAACATTAGTAACAACAACGCAAACACAAAATTATGGATAGCATATTGAAAAGACTCCAAGAGCCACAGAATTTCGATGCCTTCGTGAATGACTACATGAAGACCTCGACTTACAAGGCTCTTTGGAAAAACGAAATCACACAGGTTGACTACTGCGCTGCCCGTGTCTATCAGCAGACACTGGCTGAGTATCAGGCTGCAATCGCTGGTTCTGTTATCGCAAAGAACGGTGAGAAGCCAGTGCATCAGATGCCTACAATCGGTGAGCTGACAGGTTCTATCGGACACTATGGTGACCAGTGGGAGCTCGATGCTGACTATCTTGACCAGATTGACTATCTCGAAGGCCGTCTCCGCAACTCTGACCCGAACTATACACAGGCAGCACGTCAGAAGGACTACGACAAGCTGATGACATTCGCTTTCCGTCCGTTCGAGCGTGCAACCGTTGCACCGCACAAGCGTCTTGATATTCTCTATTTCGAGGGCTTGTTCAACGGAACACAGACCGTTAACCGTGTCAACAACAGCCGTGCTGATATTTCTTATACTTTCGACTTGGAAGTTCAGAAGTTCAAGGCAAAGGTTGCTAAGTGGGGTGAAGCAAAGTCAACGCCTATCGACGATATTGCTGCAATACAGGAAGCCGCAGAGAAGGCTGGCCGTGATATTCTCCGTGTTCGTCTCGCAAAGTCCACATTCCGCAAGATGTGCAAGAGCGATCAGATTGCAAAGACGTTCAAGCTCAGTCTTGGCTCCGTCCGTGTCGACCAGACCGTACCCCTTCTTTCTGTTGGGCAGGTTAACTCTTACCTTTCGGGTGTCGAGCTGCCAGAGCTCACCATCGAGCCTAACCGCTTCGTAACTTTGCCTGACGGCTCTAAGATGAACATGACACTGTCTGATCGTGTTGTGTTCCAGTGCGCTCCTACTGTGGCAGTTATGAAGATTGGCGACCCAGTTGAGCTGCATCACGGACGTACCGGTAAAGTGTACTCTGACCACGACGACAACCTTGTCGGCTATTGGGAGGACAGCACTGGCTACCATGTTGATTATGATATGTGGGCACAGCCCGTGTTCAACGGCATCAACGACTACTTCATCCTTAAGACAGACGAGGTGGAGTAGTGCTCTCTAACGATTGGCAAAAGAATGTCTCATATATATAGTTAAGAACAAGCGGAAATGACAAATCGGGAGGCTATAAGCACGGAAATAGAGCCGTATTCACTCTCTGACGAGGCTTACGAGGCAGCTTTCATAAAAGCAAAGGCTCACTTCGGTATCAATGTCGGTGTAGACGACGAATATACACAGGATATGATACAAGCTGTGGCATACGCTGGCATGATATGTCTCGCAAAACTTCTTACGCTTACCAACGAAAATGTCGGTGGCGTATCGCAGTCATACAATCCAACTGCGGTCAAGAGTGCAATTAAGGCACTTGCACAGTCTGCCGGTTTGTCGGCTTCGCTTGTACTTGACGATGATTCAGACGATTACGGCTTGCAAGCTGTCAGTGTTTGGTAAGATATGCAATTCAACGACACGATAAAAGTACAGGCACTTGTCTACTCTGGTATGTATGCAAAAGTTGGTGACAGCTATTTTCATCTTAACGATGATGGTTCTGTAGCTGACAAAGCATCCGACGACGAGGTAGAATATCTCAAAGACAGCATTCTCTATGATGAGAACGGCAATGAGGTAGTTCCTGAAAAAATATGGCTTGTATTCGGGAAGGAGAAGAACGCAATCATATCACCTAACAGTCGAGCAAACAAGGTTAGTCTTAACGACGGAAAAGACTTTGTGTATTCTTACGAGGTTATTGTCAAGCTAAAGAAGCAGTATTATCCTCTTATCCCCAATGAAGGAAGCAGGGTATGGTTGCATAAAGCTGACGGAACAATTGACAAGGACATGGAAGTTAAAGGCTTTGTAACGCTTAAACAGAGATACTTGAAGTTATGGCTATGATGATAGGACGATATGCGGTAGAAGCGGTGCTTAAACGCATCAACGACGCGAAGATTGCCAAGACTACGACAACCGATGCGACTCAGTATATCCGTGCCTATAAGTACGAGAAAGGAACTAAGGAAAATGGCGAGTACATCGCAGTAAACAGTCTTCCGTTCATACACGGCTCGCACAACATCGAGACTGGTATCGTGAATGTCAATGTTCATGTGCCACAACTCTCATCTGGCGGTATTCCAACATTAAGGCTTGACGCTATTTGCGACAAGGTGATAGCTCTTTTCCCGAAAGACACTATCATCAACGGGGCATACTTTAATTACTTCTGCGACAGTCGCCCAATCTTAGACAACGATGAGACTTATTATGTCAATTTACAGATAAAAGTAACGTATA